AGAGGTATTTCCTTCCAGGGCTATGCTCAGTTGCATTTCAAAAATGTTACACTCATGTTACCACTAGCGTGGTCATCGAGTTTAGCGACGAATTGTAACTAGAGATAGTCTGCATAGTGCTAATCCGAAAATCAGCACTACTCACCATTCCTACGACCTTTACTGGTCAGATGGACCTCATCTACATCCAATACCTATTAGGTACGGAATTCGGCGTATCACCCCAAAGGGTTACTTCCCATTTCTGGTTATCTGTCTTCGAGAGAGTTAATCTCTTGCAAGCCGATCTCTGGTAGTGAGGAACATCCCCATCGGGTTGGATCCCGAAGTAGGCGTGTGTACATTCCCATGTACATGGTGCTCTAGTCTTGGTCTAGGTAGACCGTGTAGTACGGAAGTGGCTTGAATATCTATCCCAAAGTTTTGTCCAATTGAAATCTAGTTTGAGATTAGGCATTTCTGCCCGTCTCTTGTAGAGATCTCTTGGCAACGGGATAGACCCAAGTTCAGTATCCACCTCACGGCAGGTACTAAGCAAGGACTCAAATTGCTCCCAATCAAGGGATGACAATTCAAGTTCATCAAGATGGTTTCTCAGGTCTCGTACCTTAATGATAGTGTCCCAGAAAGCCTCACGATAGACAGTCTCTTTGATCGAGTCAAGTACTCGGCCGGTAATATCCCAGCCAAGGAATTGATCAAGATCTCGGAAAACTATCTGTCGCTCTGGCCCCCTGGGGGCAGTACCATAATGTTCACGATCTCTTGCCACTGTTACCAGTGTCTTTACCTCCTTAATCAGAGGATCAAGATTATCAATCTTTTTCTTGAGGTTCTCAATCTCAGTACTAAAGAATGATTGGACAAGAGCAGCGACCTTGACATCATTGATCTTATAAGAACTATTAACACTTCGTAGTGAAAAGAATTCTTTAAGACCTTTGAAGCCCGGGCCCGCTGGACTATAATAACTCACAACATAGTTTCTGAGTCTTTTCGGCAAGCTAACAAGGCGAGCCGTCAAGGATCCCTTAGATCGGTATCCGTAGCCCATAACAGTGAGAAACTGTGATAGGGTTAACCCGTACTTGTGACCGAGTTGAAGGGCCGCAGGTAAATTACCTTTAGCTGCCCAATACTCAGCCACAGGAGCCATTGAAGCGTCCCCTCCATTAAGGAAGAAACGTTTCGCAAACTCCAGTGCGAGTCCACGGACCGAAATAAGAGATTTATGCAGACCGATTTCAACTCCAAGAGCTGCCATCAGTCTTGCATACTCATCAGCTACAAGTTTGTTAGCTATAACTATGTCATCTCCTAAGAGGGCATAGTCTGAGAACCAAGTACTTCCGCAAGTTATAACACCTGCACGAAGTGCGGCCCATTGAACTATTGCATGGTGCGTGAAAGCCAGCATGGCCCAGCTGGAGTAAGCTCCCATTGGCTGCCCAGTTGCATATTCCACTGAACGCAAATCGCCTCTACCAATATCTGGTAGGTCAGCAATCGCGTCTTTGTGAAGGATGTAATAAGGACGACCAACAAGGAGAGTACCCCACAGCTCCGCTCCCCAACTTGTTAGAATTGGAGAGAGGAGTGCTTTCTGGATCTGAAGGGGCAATCGGTCGGTTGCTGCTGATAAATCATAACTATAAAAGGGACCTTGCGGTTTCCTTCTTAAGAGACGATGAATCGGTTTTAACTGATCGAAAGTCCCATCAGTTGGAATCTTTCTTAGTAAGGAGAACAGAGCCTCGTGAAGAGGATGTAACACCCACTGAGTAAAGATATCCACCATGGCGACGACTCGCACCTTTCCTGCTGGT